TTGTCTATTAACACTTTTGTTTTACCTGTGCCCATTTCCATAAAATAGGCAAAAGTTTCTCTGTTCCATGACTTTTCTAAAGCAGTCATTTGATGCTTGTACGGTTTTGTTTTAAATTTATAGTTCATAGTTTTCTTCTTTCTACTTGACAATATAATAGACAGGACCTATATTGTCAAGCATGAAAGAAAAAGTAATTAGGTACGGAGATATTAAAAATGACGAAGCACCAGCAGTTTATGTAATTCAAGAAATTCCAGGAACTGCAGAAGGTCGTCCTAAAATTAATATTATGGGTGCAGCAAATTATGGAAAGTTTAAATTTTTATTACCAGAACTTTCACAAATAATTTTTTCACCAGGACCACTTATTTTTAAATTAAGAAAAGCATTAGCAAATTATAGAACTAAAGATTATTTATTATTAACAGGTGATCCTGCAATAATAGGAGTCGCGTGTTCTATAGTTTCTGATATAACTAACGGCAAATACAACTTATTAAAGTGGGATAAACAAGAAAGAAAATATTATACCATTGCAATAGATTTATACGAGAAAGGAAAAATAGATGAGTAGTATTGACTTTGAACAAGACCAAGAAAATGTTTTGCAAAAAACAACCAGCTTACAATCTTTAGCTGATCAAGTAGAAAGATTAGAGGGGGTGTCTTCTGAAATAGAAGATGCAGAATCACGACTTAAATTATTAAAACAAAAACATGAACACATTTCTGGAGAAGTAATTCCAACTATGATGTCTGAGATGGGGTTATCACATCTTAAACTAATAGATGGTTCGACAGTTGATGTTAAACCGAATTATAGTGCAAATATTTCTGTTGCAAACAGGGAGAAAGCATTTAACTGGCTTCGTGAAAATGGCTTGGGTGATATAATCAAAAACGAGATATCCGTATCATTTGGTCGTAACGAGGATAACAAGGCAGCTGATTATGCTGCACTTGCAGAGGAACGTGGGTTTCAACCAACACAAAAGTTGAAGGTTGAGCCCATGACTCTTAAAGCGTTAGTCCGTGAACGTATTGAGGCAGGTAAAGAAATGCCAACGGAAATTTTCAACGTGTTCGTTGGAAATAAAACAACAATAAAAAGGAAACAATAAACATGAACCAAGTAACAACGAAAAAAGAAGGAGCATTAGCAACATTTGATATGGAAGCTGATGCACAACAAGGCGCTCAAAATATATCGCAAGAAGATCTTGCGTTGCCTTTCTTAAAAATTTTGGGCCAACTATCTCCAGAGGTAAACAAAAGAGATGGTAAATATGTCGAGGGGGCAGAACCCGGCAAAATAATAAACTCGGTTACTAGCGAGCTGTATGATAAAATACAGGTAGTACCGTGTCATTACAAAAGACAGTACATTGAATGGCAAGACAGAGGTACCAGCAGTGGTGCACCTGTTGCAATTCACGACGCAGATAGTGATATTGTAAGTCAGACAACTAGAGGTAAAGATTATAAAGACAGATTACCAAATGGTAATTATCTTGATAACACCGCTAGTCATTTTGTACTGATCGTTGGGAAAAATCCAGAAACAGCTTTGATTTCTATGAAATCTACTCAACTTAAAGTTAGTAGAAAATGGAACTCAATGATGATGGGTTTAAAAATGCAAGGCAAAAACGGTTTATTTACGCCGCCAACTTATAGCCACATTTATAATCTATCTACCGTTCAGATGTCTAACGACAAAGGAACATGGTTTGGTTGGGATGTATCTAAGGTTGGTCCTGTAGAAGACAGAGCTATATATGATATGGCAAAATCTTTTGCAGACAGCGTGGGCAAAGGTGAAGTTCAAGTTAAACCTGAAGTCCAAGAGCAAACTAAGAAATCTTTAAATTTATAGAATCCTAGGTAGTGGGCGTCTAAGCGAGAGTGGATACGCCCACTTTTAATTTATGAATGAAAAGATAAATAAGAATCCGATTACCTATGAAGATTGGCTTGATCTTGGTCACGTGATAATACCCACTGATCAAAAGAAAGCTAGAGTCAGTTGGAAGAAAGAAGATTTTAGTTTAACGAAAGAAGAATGGAAAACAAATTACTCAAAAGCACAAATAGCATTAAGATTAGATAGTCATATAGATTTAGATATAGACAATCCTGTAGTTAGAAGATTCATAACTCATTACTTAAAAGACTGTGGCGCCATTTATGGCAGAAGAAATAATCCTAATAGTCATTACCTTTGGACAGGTACTTGTAAATTTATTCAATACATACTTCCTAAAAGTTTTGAAAAATACTTTGACAAATTTGGTCATGGTGCAACTCTATGTGAATTAAGAAGTGGTAAAGAAAGATATACTATAGTTCCAGAATCACCTTATGATGATAATGGAGAAACAGTTGAGTGGTCACATTATAATAATATTCACGAGTATAGTGGTAATGTAGTGACCGACGTTAGTAAAATTGCTTTATCAACTGCTCTTACAATTATATATCCTTCAACAGGATCTAGAGATATTTACTGCACTGCTATAGCAGGAACTTTACTTAAAAATACAGACTGGACAACAGATGAAATTGATAAATTTGTACACAACATTGCAATTGAAGCGAATGATACCGAAGCTGAAAAAAGAGCAGGTAAAGGAACTACAGGTAAAAAAGCAGAAAAACAATATGGTATTCCAAAATTAGCAGAAGTTTTAAGTGTAGATCAAAAAGATGTAATAAAATTATTTAGTTGGATAGGAATTGAAAATAAATCTGAAGAGATACAAGAACATATTGGAGATATAGTTGAATATGGAAGTGATAGATATTTTGTAAAAATATATTCTATAGAAGAAGGAAAGAAAATAGAAACAGACATAACTGTAGAAGGACCTCAGTTAATGAAAAAGAAAATTTTTTATGATGAAGTAATGAAACAAGCAGCTGTTTTTCTACCATTTATGAAAGAAATGGATTTTGAAAAAATGATGATAGCAAAATTTCAAGCTAGAACTAAAGCAACAGATTATGATCCAGAGTCTAGCGAAGATGTAAGATTTATAGGTTGGTTTGAATCTTTTATAGATAAATACAAAGCTTACACAGATAAAAAAGAATTAGTAGATTTTAATATGCCATATTTTAATATGAAAAATAGTAGTTTAGAATTTAATTTAAATAAATTTGATGAATTCTTGTCTGAAAAAAGAGTAAATTTAGCAAGAGTAGATCTTGTTCTAAAATGTAAAAAAGTTTTAAGAGCTAAAAGATATAGAGGAAAATACAAAGACAAATCATGCACTTCTTATAAGATAGATAACTTTGATATTAATAAAGATCAGTTAATCATAGAAGGAGAAGCACAAGAAATAGAAGAAAGGACACTACCATATGACAACGCCTAAGTTTGTATCTGGTCCTCCAGGTACAGGAAAGACTCATTTGTTTTTAATAGAAAAATACAAAGAACTATTAAAGACTTATAGTCCAGAAAAAATAATAATGTTATCACATACCAATGTAGCTGCTGATGAATTAAAAGAAGCAGTATTAAAACTACCGGAGATGTTAGAAAGAGGTTTAAGAAAGAAATTTTTTAAATATAAAATATGCACTATTCACTCTTTTTGTAAAAGCAAAGTATTAAAAAAAGAACTAAGAACTTATGCAGACTACCTTAACTTATGTAGAGAAAACACTGGGTTTAAAGCACAAAGAACTTCTCAGTCAGAATTTGATAATGATAAACATAAATTTTTTAGATTTCTTAATGACGCATTTGGACAAGGAAAGACAATAAAAGAACATTGGAATTCTTTAAGAGAGACTAGTTCAAATTATTATCCTTACAATAATTTTAAAATGATTCACGAAATGAAAGAAGTGTACGATAATTATAAACAAGTTAATCAGATATGTGACTACAACGATATGATACAGGACTTTATAGACAACGCAGTTGTTCCTGACATAGATGTTTTAATAGTTGATGAAGCTCAGGACAGTAACGTTCCACAACTAAAAGCTTTAGAAAAAATGTCAACAAATGTAAAAGAATATTATATGGTAGGAGATGCCGACCAAACTATTTTTGAATTTGCTGGTGCTAATGCAGATTTTTTTCACAAACTTTCTAAAGACGCAGAACAATTAGAACAAGGTTTAAGATGTGGCCAAACAATAAACAACTTATGTAAAGAAATAATACAACCAATATGGGACCACTATGGTTATGAAAGAATTTGGAAACCTGCAGAAGGTATTGTTGGTAATCATTATTATTTACCAAGTCTAACTACAGAATGTTCAGCTATGGAAACATTGCTACATAAAATAAAAAATACAAAAGAAACTTTCTTATTTACTTATCGAGGAACTCCTTCTGGAAAATGGGTAAGATCTTTTTTACAGTACCATGGAATAGAATTTTGTCATGTAGGTAGTGATCCTTATGTTTCTAAAAAAGAAATAAGATGTCATAAAATGTGGCCAGAATTTGTAAAAGGCGCACCAATGCCTTTAAAACAAATAAAAGAGTTCTGGAAATATATGGGACAACAAGTAATTGTAAGAGGAAAAGGAGAATCAACTTTTGAAGACTGGATAAATCAAGATTACACAATTCAAGAAATGATAGAAAAAAAATATTTACGTCCAGAAAGCCTTGATTTTACTGACTTTTATCACACCAGAATTAAATCACGAACAGACATAGAAAAAATTAAATACATAAATGATTTAATAAGACAAGGTGTTGATACAGAAGGAGAAGCAAGAGTTCATTATGGAAACATACATAAAGTTAAAGGTTTAACTTATGACAATGTGATAGTGGATGAGACTTGTACTAGACTAGAAGAATATTTTACTCAACTACGTTTAAAATATGTAGCTTACAGTAGAGGTAGAATCGATTGTTGGACTATAGCATCACAAGATAGATACACATTAGGGAGGAAACATGGCAGATAAAAGCGTATGGGATAAGCAGCACGGCGGGAGTCACTACCAAAAGTATAAAATTCAACCAAGCAAGTTTGTAGTAGAGAATGAATTATTATACCCGGAAGGTTGTGCTATAAAATATATCATAAGACATAGAGACAAAGGAAAGAAACAAGATTTATTGAAAGCGATACATTTTATAGAAATGATAATTGAAAGGGATTATGATGTGTAAGACACCAGAAGATCTAGACTTAAACGGCGTAGATACAGTTGCTATCGATATAGAAACCTATGACCCTAACTTAAAAACTAAAGGACTAGGAGCAATAAGAGGTGATGGTTTTATTTGTGGCGTTGCAGTTGCAACAGGTAAAGATACAACTTACTTTCCAATTAGTCACTCTGATACTGACTTGTCTTTAGATAAGAAATTAAAAATGTGGGAAGTTTTAGATGAAAAACTATTTCAAAATGACAAGATAACTAAAGTATTTCATAATGCAATGTATGACGTGTGTTGGATTCGAGCCGTTACAGGTAAGAAAATGAAAGGCAGAATTGTAGATACAATGATTGCAGCTTCAGTAATTGATGAGAATAGATTTAAATATTCATTAGATTCTTTGTCTAAAGATTATCTTAAAGAATCTAAATACAAATACGACTTACAAGAAAAAACTCTTGAGTGGTCTAAAGGAACAATTAAAGATCCAATCACTAATATGCATAAGTTGCCTGCATCTATTGTAAAAGATTATGCAAAGCAGGACGTTGACTTAACTTTAAAGTTATGGAATTTATTTAATAAAGAATTAGATAAAGTATTATATGTTAAAAATATTGAAGATAAAGAAGGAAACATAATAGGCCAAGAAGAAAAAACTTCAAGAAAAATATTTGAATTAGAAACTAAATTATTTCCTTGTTTGATTGACATGAAATTTAAAGGAGTTAAAATAGATGTCCCCAAAGCTAAGGAGTTAGGTAAACGTTTAGAAAAACGTAGAGACAATTTAATTAAATTAATAAAAGCTAGAACTGGTATAGATGTACAAATCTGGGCCGCTTCTTCATTAAAAAATCTTTTAGAAAACCAAGAGATTACAGATTATAAAAAGACACCTAAGTCTGGAATGCCTCAGCTGCCAGGAGATTATTTAAGAACACACAAAAATAGATTCCTAAGATTCGTAGCTAAAGCAAGAGAATGTGACAAAGCTAAAAATACTTTTGTCGAAGGACTATTAGGCTTTGTTCATAACGAAAGAATCCACGCTGATATTAATCAGATCAAAGGGGAACATGGCGGAACTGTGACTGGAAGATTCTCAATGAGTAATCCAAACCTACAACAGATTCCATCTAAAGGATACATTGGTAAAAAGATGAGAGAACTATTTATACCTGAGACAGGTAGTGAATGGTATAGCTTTGACTACTCACAACAAGAGCCAAGAATTGTAGTACACTATGCATTAAAATTAGCTAACGTTTGTTCAGGAACAAATGATCTAGAAGAAGAGTTTAATAAAGATAGTGCAGACTTCCATCAAATAGTAGCTGAAATGGCTAATATACCAAGGAAACAAGCTAAAACTATTAACTTGGGACTGTTCTATGGCATGGGTAAATTAAAATTACAAAAAGAATTAAATCTAGATCCTCAAAAAGCAAAGACTTTATTTAATACTTACCACTCTAAGGTCCCTTTTGTAAAACAACTATCACAGGCTCTATCACAATTTGCTAGTGACAATGGTTTGTTATTTACATTAGGAGATAGGTTCTGTCGTTTTGATAAATGGGAAACTAGAGATAAAGAATGGAATCCTGAGACTAATCGTTTTACAGAAGTTACATTATACAACACCAGAGAAGAAGCTATGGATGGCTATAAGTTAGATCAAACTAAAGCTTATGGTAAATTAACAGATCCGGAATGTAAATATTTTGATAAACATTATACGAGAGCATTTACATACAAAGCTTTGAACAGACTGATACAAGGATCAGCTGCTGATATGACAAAAAAAGCAATGGTAGATTTATATGAAAAAGGTATAGTGCCCCATATACAAATACACGATGAGCTTTGTGTATCAATCAAGGACCACGGAACACGGATCACGGTACAAAACATAATGGAACAAGCTATTAAATTGGAAATTAATAACAAAGTAGATTGTGAACATGGCCCAAATTGGGGCCAAATAAAATGATAAATTATGGCTTACTTAAATGCAAATATTCCTGTACAATACGCGCAAATAAAAAAGGAGTATTTATATGACCTTAAAAAACATCATGGAGAAGTGTGTGATTGTATTATCTTCGGTATTAGCTGTATTACAGGAAGGGCTATCTTATTTCATGCACTTATGGAAAACGGCGCAATCTTTTATCGCCTCCCAATTAGCGCGTTTATTCAACGCGGATTTGACAGAGCAAGAGTCCCCGAACAACGTTTGGATGAACTGGAGCTTTGGAATTCTTTCTCTTATTATCCTGCTGTTAATTGTTGGGATATTCTAGACGGCCAATCCGGAAAATATTTTGGTAAAGATAAAAAAACTTACCATGGTAAGTATTTATTTACTATTGATTTTGCACATCCAGAGAGTAATATACTAGATACTGAACATTCAGAAGTCCCGCACGAACACAAGTGCGCTCATATATTAGCATTAGAAAATGGTAATTATGCAGCACAACCTAACAATAGATTAATTTGGAGCATTCCATCATTTACAGTAAAAGATGATATTCCTGATTGGAAAGTGCAGACAAACGAATGGAATGTAGAAGACGAGAGTAAATGGAGAACAGAAGATACTGACAAGTATTTTTATGAAATTGAGGAAAAGAAATGAACTTAGCAGATCTATTAAAAAAGAACATAGTCATGGTACCGGTAGTAGCTTCAGTGCTAGTCGGAACATTTACTGGCGTTAGATACGTTGTAAACCTTACAGATACAATTAATTCAAACCAACAACAAATTATAGATCTAACAAGAGATTTAAAAGTCGCTAACGATAAAATTGTAGATCAAAACACAAGATTAACTTCGGCTGAATCTACATGGCAGATGGCAGAAAATTTATACAGACAACTAGCAGATCAAGTTAGAGAACACGACTATGATATTAAGGATTTAAATAGGTAATGAACTATGGAGGCGGCCCGCATGAATTATTACTTTACCGGACTACTTATCTTAGCTCTAACCATATTA